CGTGCTACAATTCATTCGTACCCAACCACCCGAACCGATGGCAACCTACAACCAAGCAACCGACCTCCAAACCCGCCAGACCGTATGGGTCGGCACCGTGGCAGGCAGGGACCAGGCGAACTCCCACACCCGCGCCGCCTTTACGTCTGATGGCATCAGTGCCGCTGAGTTGGCAGGGTTGGCGGCACACGCCTACCGCACCGACGTTCGTGCCAGGCAGTGGGGGTGACCCCGGCGCGGGGCGTTCGTGATCGGCAGCGCCCCCGTTGAAAAAAGCAATACTACCCTAACCTACAAAGTGTTACCCAAGCGCAATAAGTATCAGGAGCTATATGAAAAAATTTTTGCCATAAAAAACCAGTCCTTAAGTTTGATAATTCATATATAAGGTGAAAAAAGAAAAAATATTTCTTGCTAATGAAAAAAAATTTCGGAGAAAATATTCAGCCCGTACAGGTCGATCCAGTTAGTGGAGAGTACTATGTCAATATTCCTGAATGGATGATTAATGAACTTTCTTGGTATGAAGATACTGAAGTAAAATTCAATTTGGATGGAAATGAAATCGTGATTACCGAACATTAAGTAGGTTGACAACTGCTACATAATACTGTATGATAGTGAAGTAATTACACTCAATTATGGCTAAAGGATTTACCGTTAAAGCAAAAGCACCCATCGCAAAAACTGCAGATCAAGAATGGGACTATGACTTGGCAAGACAAATGGTTCAAGGCAAATCGGTCGTATTTTGCCTACCAGGAAGAGGAGTTTCTTATACCTATCTGAAGAACTTCGTACAACTCTGTTTTGATTTGGTTCAGGCCGGAGCAAGTATTCAGATTTCACAAGACTACTCTTCAATGGTGAACTTTGCACGTTGCAAATGTCTTGGAGCAAATGTACTACGCGGTCCCGATCAAATTCCCTGGGACGGCAAACTCAAATACGATTGGCAACTCTGGATTGATTCTGACATTGTATTCAATACTCAGCAATTCTTCCAACTGGTCCTAATGGATCAGGATATTGCATCTGGATGGTACTGTACCGAAGATGGCAACACTACATCAGTTGCACACTGGATGGAAGAAGATGACTTCCGTAATAATGGTGGTGTAATGAACCACGAAACTCTTGAAACGATGAGTAAGCGTCGTAAGCCATTCACAGTTGATTATGCCGGATTTGGTTGGTTACTGATCAAGAACGGAGTATTCGAACATCCCGAAATGAAGTATCCTTGGTTTGCTCCAAAGATGCAAGTCTTCGAATCTGGTGAGGTTCAAGATATGTGTGGAGAAGACGTAAGCTTCTGTTTGGATGCAAAGGAAGCAGGATTTGAAATCTGGTGCGATCCTCGTATTAGAGTCGGTCACGAGAAAACACGAATTATCTAAGGTTGAATGTCTAACAATTCTACGAAGTACAATATCCTATGTAAGGGGCGTAAAATTTACTCAGATCTTACAGAAGAAGAATATTTCAATACAATGGAGGATCTGGCAATAGAATTCTATCAGTCAGGTTCTCCACATCCTGAAGAACTTGAAACTGAAATTATGGAGATTACTTATGGCAGTTAAAAAATCATTGAGTGGCGCTAAGCTCATTGAGTCTAGTCCTAAAAACACTCGTCAAGGGTGTGGTTCTAATACTAAGTATGCCGCTACGTCTCGTAACAGAGCTCGTAAAAAGTATAGAGGTCAAGGAAAATAATTATTCACCTCCCGAAAGGGGGGTTTTTTATTTTCTAAATAAATTTTTACTGTGGTTATTATAGATTGGAACGGTTTTCGATGGGCAATCACCTCCTGTTAGAGGTGTATGATGTAGAATTCGATCTGCTAAATGATGGAATTGCCATTCAGGAGGCAATGGAGCGCGGTATTGAACGTGCCGGAATGACAATTCTTAACATTTATCAACATTGTTTTGTACCACAAGGTGTTACAATCGTTATCGCACTATCAGAAAGTCACGTTTCTTGTCATACTTGGCCAGAAAAGGGAACCATTGCCATCGATGCATATACTTGTGGTACAGGAAATCCAAAATTGATCGTTCTAGAACTATTAAAATATCTTGATTCGGACAATTATAAACTTCGGGAACTGGATCGTTAAATAGAGATAAGGAGATAGCAACCTCCTTTATAAAAGTTCTGTTTTATTCACTAAAACAGGAGCTAAAATGTCCAACTTACCAGTCGATAGAGACTCAGATTATATGAGAGAAATGTGGGGAACCGCAAAACTGATTACTGATTATGATGCAACTCCTCCACAACGTGTAATTCAGGAGATTATGCACGATACTGCACCAAAACATAAGTTCAAGAAGCAGGTTGAATTGCACGAAAAAATCCGTAATGACGAAGATTATGATGATTGGTCATATGGAACCGAACCATCCTATGGATCACCCTGGAAATAACTATAAATAAAGGGAGAACTTTTTTGTCCGATGGCAGTTCAAAGGATATCTAGATCATTTAAAGATATTAGTTTATCCTTTGAACCTCATCCGGTGACAAAGGATTTACCAGTATTGCTTAATGAGAATGCGATTCGTAGATCCGTCAGAAATCTGGTAGAAACAGCACTTACCGAGAGATTTTTTAATTCATCTCTTGGATCACAAGTCTATTCTAGTCTATTTGATTTCGTTGATTATGGTACTGCGACAAATATTCAGGCACAAGTTGAGGCAGTAATTACCAATTACGAGCCCAGAGTTGATAATCTTCAAGTCTTAGTTGATCCACAACCAGATGATAATGCATTTTCAATTACTTTGATATTTGATATTGTCGGACAACAATTTCCAACACAAGAATTTTCATTCATATTAGAGGCAACCAGATAAAATGCCTTTTACTAAGTTTACAAATCTAGATTTTGATCAGATAAAAGCATCCATCAAAGATTATCTCCGTGCGAATTCTAATTTCACGGACTTTGACTTTGAAGGATCGAACTTTTCGATTCTGATTGATACGCTTGCCTATAACACATATATCACAGCATTTAACTCAAATATGATTGTGAACGAATCCTTTTTGGATTCTGCAACACTCAGAGAGAATGTAGTTTCTCTTGCAAGAAATATTGGTTACGTTCCACGCTCCAGAACCGCCTCTAAGGCACTTGTTTCTTTTGACGCGCAAATAGATGCAGCAGTCAATAGTGCCACCCTCACGCTCCAGGCAGGTCTTGTATGCGTAGGAAATGTTGATAATACGTCTTACATCTTTTCAATACCAGAAAACTATACTGCAAATATTACCAACTCAGTCGCATCATTTACAGAACTAGAAATTTATCAAGGAACATTTCTTAAAAAACAGTTTGTAGTTGATGGATCATTGGACCAGAGATTTATTATTGATAATCCATATGTGGATACATCAACCATTAAAGTTTATGTGAAAGGTCCCACAGATAGTGGAAATGGCATTGAATATACTCTTGCCAATAATATTTTTGAAGTTACTGGAATCTCCAATATCTATCTTATTCAAGAAGTTCAGGATGAAAAGTATGAACTTCTGTTTGGTGATGGAGTTATTGGTAGAAAGTTAGAGAATAATTCTGTCATTACTGTATCATATATTGTTACTGACGGCACAGAGGGAAATGGTGCCTCAAGATTTTCTTTCTCGGGAACATTTAGAGGTTCTTCAGATCAACCAATTACTTCTAACAATGCAATTTCAATCACAACGGTTCAATCCTCTCAAAACGGTGGAAACATTGAATCAATTGATTCTATCAAATATTTTGCACCACGAATTTATTCAAGCCAATATAGAGCGGTAACTGCAAGAGATTATGAGGCAATCATTAAATCAATCTATCCAGATACAGAATCAGTTTCAGTAATTGGTGGCGAAGATTTAGATCCACCAGAATATGGAACAGTATCAATTAGTATTAAACCAAAGAATGGTACATTTGTTTCCGACTTTAATAAGTCCCAAATCTTATTCAAGTTAAAACAATATTCACTTGCTGGTATTAATCAAAAGATTATGGATCTCAAAATTCTTTATGTTGAGATCGATTCTTCAATTTACTATAATTATTCTCAGGTTTCATCTGTAAATGATTTGAGAACAAAAGTTATTCAATCTTTGACTACTTATTCAAATTCTATCGATTTAAATAAATTTGGTGGCAGATTCAAATATAGTAAAATTCAACAAATCATCGATAATACTGACACATCAATTACATCAAATATTACTAAGATTAAAATTAGAAGAGATTTAAAGGCTCTTGTAAATCAAGCAGTCCAATATGAACTATGTTTTGGTAACAGACTACACATTAATCCTTTAGGTGCAAATATTAAATCAACTGGATTTACAATCTCTGAACAGTCTGGAACAATCTATATTACTGATACTCCGAATAAGAATGTTGATGGAACTCTTGACGGAAGCAATAAAGGAGTTTTGGCATTATTTAAGTATGATCAAAGTGGGAATGTTCAAACAATTTCCAAATCAGCTGGGTCCGTAGATTATTCAAAAGGTGAAATTATTCTTGGACTTCCTGAAGATATTATTATAACATCAACAGAAAAGGGTGATAATATAATTGAAGTACAGGCATATCCAGAATCCAATGATATTATTGGATTAAAAGATTTATACATCTATTTTGATGTTACAAAAAGTTCAATAAATATGGTTAAAGATGTTATTGCATCTGGAGATAATATATCTGGTGTGACATTCTCACAAGATTATTATACATCAAGTTATTCCAATGGAGATTTAACGAGGTCATAAGATGATAGAAACTGGTTTTGATGCTAGGGTAAAAGTTCAGCAAATTGTAGAAAATCAATTACCAGAGTTTATATTAGACGAAAGCCCAAAATCCTCAGAATTTTTAAAGCAATACTACATCTCTCAGGAGTATCAGGGAGGTCCGGTTGATATTGCCGAAAATTTAGATCAGTATCTAAAACTTGACAATCTCATTCCAGAAGTTGTTGTAGGAATTACTTCCCTATCAACAGATCTATCATCGACTTCTGGGATAGTTACTGTAACAAGCACTAAGGGATACCCAAATCAATATGGTCTTTTAAAGATTGATGGTGAAATCATCACCTATACTGGAATTACTACTAATACTTTCACTGGATGTATTAGAGGATTTAGTGGAATTACTAGCTATCATGCGCCAAATGATCAAGAAGAATTAGTATTCAGCCAAACTAATACATCTACACATATTCAAGGATCTAAGGTAGAGAATTTAAGTTCATTATTCCTCAAAGAATTTTATAAGAAAATTAAATATACTTTTACTCCTGGACTTGAGGATAAGGATTTTATTCCAGAATTAAAGGTTGGAAACTTTATAAAGCAAGCAAGAGATTTTTATAAATCAAAAGGTACTGATCAGTCATTTAGAATTCTTTTCAATATTCTTTATGGGGTAAATCCTAAAGTTATTGATCTAGAACAATTTCTAATCAAACCATCGTCTTCTGTTTTTGTAAGGAGACAACTTGTTGTTGCAGAAAGAATTTCTGGAGATCCAAATAAACTTGTTGGGCAGACCATTAGAAAATCGACTGATTATGGAACTAATGCTTCAGTTTCAGAAGTTGAAATTTTAACTAGAAAAAATAAAGTTTATTATAAAATCAGCCTTTATGTTGGATTTGATGAAAATACCCAGATCCAAGGTGATTTCAATATTTCACCAAAAACAAAAGTTGTAGAAAATGTATCTCCAGGAGCATCAGTTATTACTGTAGATTCTACGATTGGATTTACTACTTCTGGAACAGTTGTATCTGGAAATAATATTATTTCATATTCTGACAAGACTATTAATCAGTTTTTAGGATGCTCTAATGTTGAATATGCAATTACAACTGCTGATGACATTAGATCTGATGAAATTTATTATGGATTTGAGGATAATGATCTAACCAAAAAAGTTGAAATAAGAATTACTGGAGTTATTAGTAAATTTACAAATTTAAATGATTTTGGACTATCAATTGAAGGTGAAGAAATAAAAGTTTCTCATCTAGGTAAAATTATTAAAAATCCAGAATTAAATAAAACTTACACGGAAACTGTTGCCAATTCATTCATTTATAACACTAGTTCCAGGTATTATGTAAATTATTCTTCTGGTTCATTTAATACAAATAGTATCATTGATAAATCCAGTTTAATGTCTGGAGATTCAATTGAGGTTCTAATTAGAGGATCTCAAACTGTAGTCTCCTCACCAGTAACTATTGCAAGTATTGTTAGTATCTCTGGTAATACTATTAATGTTACAAATCTTTTGGATTTGAATGGAGAGACATTTGATCCTACAGATCCAAATAAAGTATATTTTGGCAGAGATCTTGATATTAGAAGGAAAGTTAAAAAAGCAACAAGTTCTGAAACATCTTTGGATTATGGGAATAATACGTTACTTTCAGATGTTCAAAATGTATATGATGATAATGATGGAAATCTATATGTAGCGTCAAATTCCTTACCATCATACAATATAACACAAAATATATTTGAAATTGATATTCCTACGGCAAGTAGTGCATATCTACAAAACAAAGATACTAGTACTCAAAAATACTCCACAATTTCATTTGATTTTTCCAGTGGTTCCAGTAACGGTTCTAGAGGATTTACTCAAGTACCATTCTTGACTGGAGATAAAGTTTTCTATTCACCACAAAATATTCCCATTACTGGATTAGAACAAGGATTTTATTATGTTGAAGTTGTTAGTCAGACTAATATTAGGTTATATGCCTCACAATCATTTATTGTAAGTGGTGATTATATTCCTTTAGACATTCCATTAAATGCAAATGGATCTCACGCATTTACTTTAGCAGATCAAAGAACTAAAAATATTTCTGCACAGAAAATATTAAGAAAAATTCCAGTTACTAAATTAAATCCAACAGACTCTGGTGATGTTACAACTTCAGGCCCAATTGGAATACTGATTAATGGTGTTGAAATACAAAACTATAAGTCTTCAGATAAAATTTATTATGGACCTATCGAATCCGTCAATATCTTAAATGGTGGTACTGGTTATGATGTCGTTAATCCACCATTACTAACTGTTGAGTCTGGGATAGGAGTTACTGCTTTAGTTAATCCAGTTATAACTGGATCTATTGAAAAAATCTTTATTGATCCCCAAGATTTTGATTTGGATGTTGTTGTTTCTGTTGCTGTCTCTGGGGGAAATGGTATTGGTGGAGTTTTTGAACCAATCTTAGAAAAGAGACGTAGATCAATTTATTTTGATGCAAGAGATACTGACAATTCTGGGGGAATAGATTTAATAAATGAAACGATTACATTTAAAACTAATCATAATCTTAGAGATAGGGATGGTATAATTTATAGTCCAAATGGGAATTCCCAAATAGGAATTGCTACCTTTGGCGGATCAAATGCAAGTTCTGGTTCTTTTTTAAGAGACGGAACCATTTACTATACAAAAGTTGTTAATTCCAAAACAATCCAATTATATAACTCATTATCAGATTTTAATTCGGGTATTAATACAGTTGGTTTCACCACTATTAATACATATGGGCTTCAAAAATTCGAAACTTTTGCCTTAAGAAATACTTTATCACAAATTAAAGTAGTTGATGGTGGAAGTGAATTTTCTAACAGAAAAGTAATTGTAAATCCCACTGGAATATCTACATTTGATCATACTATTAATTTTAGTAATCACGGATTTAATAATGGAGATTTTGTAACATACACCCATGATAATATTGCAATCAGCGGTCTTTCTTCATCAGTTCAATATAAAGTATTGAAAGTTGATGGCAATAGTTTTAGATTAGTAAATGCAGGAATTGGTGGTACATACCTTTCAGATTATCAAAGAGGAAAATATGTAAAATTCTCCTCTTCAGGATCCGGTTATCAGTATTTTTCATACCCACAAATTAGTGCAAATATTAATTATTCTATTGGAATTAATGGTAGTTCTGTTGGCATAGTTACAGCTACTCCTATTATTAGAGGAAAAATTGTTGATGCATATATTTACGAAGCAGGAACGAATTATGGATCTACAATTTTAAATTTTCATAAGAAACCCAAAATCTCTATTAATAATGGGACTGATGCGGAATTGGTTCCCGTAATTATAGGGAATACAATTGAATCGGTTCAAATAAAATATGGTGGTACGAATTATTATTCTATTCCAGATCTTAATGTAATTGGTGATGGTAGTGGAGCAATATTAAGACCTTCTATTTCAAATGGAAAAATAATTAAAGTCTTTGTCCAAAATGGGGGACAAAATTATACATCAGAAAATACATTTATCAATGTTGTTCCTGCAGGTAAAAATGCAATTATTGAGGCATCAGTTAGATCTCTTACTTTAAATAATAATTATAGATTTAATAATTCTGAGATTATCTCTGGTGAAAATTCTTTGGAATATTCTGTTAGTGGATATATTTCTCAAGTAAGAAGTGCCGTTAATGATACCAGTCAAAGTACAAATGCACACTCACCTTTAATTGGGTGGGCTTATGATGGAAATCCAATCTATGGTGCATATGGATATCCGGATCCAACTATTGTATCGGATTGCATAGTATTGAGACCTGGATATAGTTTAAATTCAAATAATATTTTTAATAGACCTTCTTTGACTAATTTCCCAGCAGGTGCTCTTGTTGAAGATTATGTCTTCAACAACTCTGGTGATTTGGATTATTCAAATGGAAGATTTTGCAAAACTCCGGAATTTCCATTAGGTACATATGCATACTTTGCTGGAATAACAACCGGATCCGCTCAAACTTTACCATCTTTCCCATATTTTGTTGGAGATAGATTCAAAAATAATTTTATCAAAGAAAATAGAACTCTAAATCAATCATTTAATTTGAATAATTCTTCATTAATTAGAAATACTCTTCCTTATAAAATTAATGATGAATATGCAGATAATGATTTTATTATAGAATCAAATGAAATAATAAATCAAAAGGTAATGGTTGATTCCATTTATAAAGGAAAAATTGAAGGATTCGATATCCTCAATTCTGGAGATGGATATTCCATTGGCGATACTTTAGTATTTGATAATACTGGAACATATGGAAGTAATGTAGATGCAAAAGTATTCAGTTTAACTGGTAAAGACATTGTTAATATCAATACATCTATAGAAACCTATGATAATACCATCTTTACCAGAAAAGATGGAAATTCTATTAATGCAACTATTTTACCATATCACACATTTTCTGATGGTGATAACGTTACAGTATCTGGATTTTCAACATATTTAAGTGCATTAAATGGATCTTATCCAATAGGAGTTACTTCTTATAGTACAACTTTGACAAATGCAATGGCATCAAGCCCATCTGTAGGGTTGGTAACAGATATCTATGTTGCAAATGTCCCTCCAAATATCTCTATTGGTAGCAGCATTAGTGTTGGCATAGGATCAGAAATTCTGTCCATTATTTACATTTTTGATACAACTAATGTTATAAGAGTTAAGAGATCTTCTGTTGGAGTTGCCTATAGTGCATCCACAATTATCAATTATCTTTCAGATACTATTACTATTAATAAGCAAACCGAATATTTTGATTCAACTTTAAACAATAAAGTATTTTTTAATCCAACAGAAACAGTCGGTTTGGGAACTCTTGTTGGTATTGGAACAACGGTTCGTTATAGTCTTAATGGACAAAACTATATTGGTATAGGATCGACGGGACTTTCACCACTTTTAAGAACTATTCCAACACAAAGCATTTATATTAAAAATCACCCATTCAAAGATAATCAACAAGTACTATTTAAAAAACCAGTTGGAATAGCAGCAACTGCCCTCATTGTTTCGGGAAGTGCTGGAGTATCATCTACATTTATATTACCATCTCCAGGAGATGCTCAGATTGTTTATGTAACAAATAAATCAAGAGATACAATTGGAATCAAAACCCAATTAACTTCTAGTGAAATATTCTTCATTCAAAATGGGACGAATAACTATGAATATTCTATTGAATCGGTTTTCCCACAATTAACCGGTAGAATTGATAAAATAAAATCTACCGTCTCAGTTTCGACTGCTCATGGGCTTCTGCAAAATGATTCAATAAAACTTTCCATTCAACCAAATCTTTCGGTCGGAATAGGCACTTCAAGTTCCGTTTATGTTTCATATTATGCTGCCAAGAAGCAACTTATTTTTAATCCAATTGGATTTACTTCTGTTGGAATTAATACACTCAATAATACTATCAATTTACCAAACCATAATTTAAATACTGGAGATAAGGTATTTTATAAAGCAGACGATCTTGCAGCATCAGGATTAACAACTGGTGGATATTTTGTTTATAGAGTTAATGATGACAATATTCAATTATCTGAGACATATAATGATAGCGTATCAAATCCACCAACCGTTGTTAGTACTGGAATTGGAACTGGTGGGCGTTCTCAGCAGATTGGACTCATAAATCCCGAAATTAAATCAATTAGAGGAAACGATTTAGTATTTAATTTATCGGATACTACTCTATCTGGATATAATTTTAAATTATATACTGACAACCAATTTGAAAATGAATTTGTTTCAATTGCAGGAACTACGGCATTTAGTGTAATTGGAATTGGAAGTCTTGGAACTGCTTCAGCAACTAAAACAATTCAGTATAATTCGGAATTACCGAGCACATTATTCTACACATTAGAAAAATCTGGTTACCTCAGCACATCAGATAAAGATGTCAATAATTATTCTCAGATAACATTTATTGACAGTGGTTATAATGGCAATTACTCAATTACTGGTGTAGGGACGACAACGTTTAGTTTTTCCCTACAATCTATTCCAGAAACAAAAGTTTATAATGCAAGTGATTGCTCATTATTGAAATATACCACTAAATCAAAAAATGCAACTGGTGGTGTTGATAGAATAAGAATTATTTCTGGTGGATATAATTATAAAAAATTACCGAAAATAAGTTATGTTGATAGTCAATTTGGTTCAAGTGCATATATTGTCCCAACTTCATCAACCATTGGAAAAATAAACGATGTTAATATTATCAATCAAGGATTTGAATATGCTTCTGATAAAACCCTAAGACCATCCGCAAGCATACCTAGTTATCTCACAATTGATTCATCAAATACACTTACAAAAATTGATGTAAATTATGGTGGAAATTACTATTCATTTACACCATCCGTAGTAGCTATAAATCCAAATACTGGAAAAGAAGTAGAAGATTATGTTTTAAATGCATCTCTCAGGGGATCTAGTATTAATAAAGTTGATATTGTAAAGAGTCCAAAAGGACTTCCAGCAACTCCATTACAATTATTCACAGTAAATAATTCGAATGGAATATCAGTGGATACTATTGTAACTTCTCAGGCAGGAATTGCCACATGCACATTAGTTACTCCAGTATTAGGATTTAGTACTAATGTCTTTGGTGTTGGTGATAAAGTTTTTGTTGAAGGCATACAACAATCGGGAGCAACTGGAACAGGATATAATTCATCAGATTATGGGTATAAGTTCTTTACTATTACAAATTATCAGAATACAATTCCTGCAACGGTAGAATTTACAGTATCCCAATATAGCAACAATCCCGGTATAGCAAAAACAATTCAAGATTCTTTTGGAAATATTGTTAAGTATCAGGATTATCCACAATTTAGAATTTCACAGGAACCATCAACATTTATACTTGGTGAAAAATTAGCATCTGCTACTGGATCAGTATTTACTGAAAGAGATCTGACAGTTACTGAGTACAATATAAATTCAATAAAGGCAACTGGATCATATTCACTTACACCTGGAGAGCGCATTAAGGGAATTATATCAGGATCTGTCGCCTCGATCAGTAGCATTATTAGTCGAGAGGGAAGATTTGAAACTGATTATTCAACAAAAAATAATTATGATTGGATTGACGAAGTGGGGAGATTGAATGAGGATTTTCAAGTAATAAATGATAGTGACTACTACCAAAATCTTTCATATACTATAAAGAGCCCTATTCAATATGAAGAACTAAAGACATCCGTAAATTCCTTATTACATACTACTGGTTTGAAGAATTTTGCAGATACTCAAGTACAATCAGTAGCAAGAAGTGGAATTGGTTCTACCGATGGAACCGTTATTATTTACGACATTCAAAGTGAAAATAGGGTAGATACAATTAATTCATTTGACCTTGCCATTGATATAAACATATCCAATAATAAATCCAAATTTTTAAAACTTAAAAATAAAAAATTATCTAGTTATATTGAATGTAGAACAAATAGAGTTCTTCAGGTAGATGATGTATCGTCACAATTTACGAATAATGATGCAGCAGCTGTTGGTTATGTAGATTTGATTACTTACAATCTTCCAGATAATTTTGGAACTTATCTAGTTCAAATTATCAATACACCGAAGAGTAGATATCAATTTACCGATTTGGTAGTTCTTGTAGATAATGATTACAATGTTTTCACTCTTCAAAGACAATCTTTAAATAATTCTACAATTAATGTTGCTGATATTGATGGTTATATTGACGATTCCCTAGGAACAATTAGCTTAAGATTTACTCCTTTGGATCGTTTTAATGAAGATTATGACATTAAAATGATTAAGTCAAGTTTTCCTGGAGCAAGTATTGGAATAGGAAGTACAAGTGTTGGATTTATTAAGTTAACAAATGCAGGATCTTATGTTTCGTCTGGAGTTACTACATCAATCGTATCAGTAGCAACAACAACTAATTATGGATCTTTCTATGGAACATTTCAAATAATTGATAATGTCACCAATTATATGGATTTTGTTGAATTGTATATGACCTATGATGGTCAAGATACATATATGAGCCAGTATTATTATGATACAAGTTCACTATCAAATAATTATTCGAGTCAATTTATAGGAACTTTTGGAGCATCGATTTCATCTGGAGTTTTATCGATAAATTATACCAATGATACCTCAAATTTAGTTACTGTAAATTCAAAAATAGTTGGATTTGGAACAACCTCTATTGGAATTGGAACTTATAGATTTTTAGTTCCTGGTCAAGGTGCTGGATTTGAGAGATCAGCAAAATATGAATCTCTGTATTCAAGAGTTTCAACTGCTTCAACGATTGTTTCATATTCTATTACAGATGTAGGTTGCTTTAAGGCAAAAGTTAATTTGAGTGTTGGGTCAACCAGCGAGTTGCATCAGATCATGTTTATGTCTGACGGTGTTGATGGTTACATAACTCAATATCCAATTTTGTCCAATAAAGATACTACAGGAATTGGAACTTTTGGTACAGTTTATTCACCACTTTACAACCAACTTTTATTCTATCCAAGTTCTAGTTTGGGTGGAGCAACTGTTGAAGTTAAAATTTACAATGAAGTATTTTATATTGAAGCGGATTATAGTAATGTACCACCAAATCTAATATACGGTACTGGTGAGGATACATTTACAATTAATCCATATAATGGATTGAACGCAAGAAGAATTAATAAATTGGACTTTGAGATGAATTATCAAGGAATTCCAATCTATAAGAAAGTATTTGACCCATCAAATGGAGCTCAATTAAATCCATCTACTGGTGTTATTACAATTCCAAATCATTTCTTCAATACTGCTGAAGAACTGATTTATAATCCTGCAACAACTTTCCTAGGGATTGCTGTTACTGCTGTTGGGATAGGTTCTACACTAAGTTATACTGGTGTTGTAACTTCGTTCTTACCATCAAGAGTATATCCAATTAAACTTGACAATAACAATTTCCAATTATCTACAAGAAAAGAATACGCCGAAGTTGGTATTTGCGTTACATTTACATCTTTTGGATCTGGAAATGCTCACGAATTAGAGATGACCAAGAAATTGGAAAAATCTTTGCTTACAATTGATAGTGTTGTTCAAGCACCTCTTGCATATTCATTACTAGATTATTCCTTAAAATACAATTCCGATCTAGTAGGAATTAGTAGAACTGGTATTATTGGAGTGAGTACTAATTTAATCACTGGAATTAATACTTCTGGTATAGTAGTTGGCAAATTAATAGGTTCTGTTGGAATAGTATCTTCTGATGCTCAGGTAACATCAATTGGGATTGGTAGTTTGACAATTAATAAAACTTCACTCCAAGGAATAAGTACAACAACAACATTTAATTTTGATGGTGGAGTTGGTGCTGGTAATACTAATTTTTCAATTAGTGGAATTTCTTCAATTAAACCAACAGATCTTCTCAAAATTGATGATGAATATGTAAGGGTTGTTTCTGTTGGACTTGGTACAACTAGTGGAGCACCTATAAGTGGTCTAGGGACTTATTACATTCTCAATATTCAAAGAGGATATGCAGGAACTATTGCGACTGCACACTTTAATGATACTGCAATTCCTCTCTATAGGGGATCCTATAATATTGTTGGAAACAAAGTATGGTTCACAGAGTCTCCGAGAGGAAATGCAGTAACACAGAGAGATATTAGTAATCTGGAACAAGCAAAATCCTCATTTACTGGAAGAGTTTATCTTAGAAAGGATTACACTACAAATACATTGTATGATAATATTTCAGAGAAATTTACTGGAATTGGGCAAACTTATATTCTGACATTGAATGGATTGAACACTACCGGAATTGGATCTACTGGTGGTAATGGAATTCTTTTCATTAACAGTATTTTCCAGACTCCATCCACACAAAATAATACTGGAAATAATTTTACTGTTGTTGATAATGCAGTTCTTGGAATTACTAGTGCTGTGTTTAGTGGAATTACTTCAACAAATGGTCAAATTATTAAATCAGATGCTGATGTAAATCAAAATCAACTTCCAAGAGGTGGTATTATTGTTTCTTTAGGAACCAGTGAAGGTTCTGGATATGCTCCCTTAGTGGGCGTTGGAAGCACTGGAATTGAGATTAAACTTAGTGGTGGATCAATTTCTTCTATTGGATTTACAACTTCCTTCGTTGTTGGCGTAGCGGTCACTGGACTGATTGGAATCACAACTAATAGGATTACAGGTATTGTCACTAATTCAATTTCTGTTGGGCAGCAACTTCAGGCAATTGGTGTGGTTACTACTGGAACTTTTGTAACTTCTATTGGATTTGGAACTATTTTCATTAACAGTAACTCTACTAATGCAGTTGGAATAGCAACAACATTTTCATTTAGATCAGAACCAAATTTTGGATCTGGATATTTTGGAACGGTATCTATTGGAATATCTGACCCAACTGGATCTGGAGCAGTAGTTTCTGGAAGAGTTGGTTCTGGTGGTTCTATTTCTGGATTTATAATTCAGAATGGTGGATCTGGATATACAAATCCATATGCTCAAATTGCACCACCAAATTATGAAAATCTTCCAATCATTGGTGTTTCTAGATTGAGCATAGGATCAACTACCGATACTGGAGTAGGATTGCAGGTGAATGTGACTGTTGGACCAAGTGTATCAACTGGAGTTGCCTCAACACTCTTTGGTGTAGAATCATTTAAGATTACTAGACCTGGTTATGGTTTCCAAATTGGAGATGTATTTAAACCAGTAGGTCTCGTAACTGCAAAAGGTCTATCAGAACCAGCTAAAGAATTTAAATTAACTGTTTTAAGTACATTTAGTGATTCCTTTGCTGCTTGGCAATTTGGAGAAATGGATTATATTGATTCTATCAAAGCAATGCAGGATGGTAGTAGGACAAGATTCCCACTTTATTACAATTCACAATTATTGAGTTTTGAAATTAATGCTAATGATCAGGATTCTGCCAATATTGATCTTGGACCAATTCTACTCATCTTTGTTAATGGAATTGTTCAAGCTCATGGAGATACTTATGAATTTGATGGCGGATCATCATTTGTATTCAAATTTCCACCATTGCCAGAGGATAATATTGCAATTTTCTTCTACAGAGGAACAAGAAATCAAGATAGTATTTTAGTATCAGTTAATGAAAGCCTGAAGAGGGGAGATACTGTTCAATTATTTAAAAATCCAACAGTTTCTGGAGTCACGACTTCCCAAAATTCAAGATCAATTTCATATATTTCTGCTTCTGACAAAGTTGAGACTAACATTTATGGTGATCAGGGAATTGATGTTGCAAACTATAAACCATTTAGTTGGACAAAGCAAAAAGTTGATTCTAAGATCAATGGTGAGATTATCAGAAAAACTAGAGATTCAATTGAAGGATCAGTTTATCCATCTGCAAGAATTATTAAGGATTTAACATCTTTTGATACTGAATTGTTTGTTGATGACGCAAACTTCTTCAAATACGAACAAAATCAAACAGCAGCATATTCGGGCTCCTTATCACCAATCACAATTGGTAGTTTTGGTGGATTGATCGTTAGTGGAAAGGATGATCCAGTATCTGCAGCATTAACTGCAACAGTTTCTGCTGCTGGAACAATTTCAGCATTAACAATTACTAATGCTGGATCTGGATATACTGGAACAACAATACCAGTTAAAATTGCCCGTCCAAGAGTTATTGGTGTTGGTATTGGGTCAACCGCCATTGCAACGGTAAGTATTTCAAATGGAAGCATTTCTTCTCCAACAATTACTAATGCTGGGTTTGGATATACTATAAGTAATCCACCTCAAGTCATCGTTGCGTATCCTAGCCCAATTGTTGAAAAAATTAGTGGGGCATCATTAGTACAAGGATTCTCTGGAATTATTACCGGAATTGGAACTACTACAGGAATAAGTGGAAATCCTCTTGCTCTCAGGTTCTATTTAAATGTAAATTCTCCAAATTCATTCCCATCTGGATTATCTACTGGATATCCAATTTATATTTCCGATACAGTTGTTGGTATGGGAGTAACTTCAATTGATAATAGTAACACTGCGGTTGTTGGAGTAGGAACTACCTACGTCAATAATATTTACTATGTTCATTCACTTACTTATGTTTCTGCTGGATCAACCAATGCTGAGATAGTCTGCAATATTGAATCAAACACTTCTGTGGTTGGTTTACTGACTAGTGGAAATAAATTTGCTGGAAGATTCTCTTGGGGAAGAATTTCCGGATTTAGTAGATCATCAAATCCAATTTCAATTGGCGTAAGTGGTTATACTATAACTTCTGGATTGACCACATTCGCATCAATTCAAAGACGTGGATATGGATTAAGAGATATTGGTCCACTTAAAAAGGATCTCGGTTAATTATAAATAGTGAAAAAACTACAATAATATGTCAGCAATTGTAACCGATCAATTTAGAATTCTCAATGCAGGTAACTTTGTAGATTCTATTGATAATACTAATAATTCTTATTATGTATTTCTGGGATTACCAAATCCCACAGCAGTTGGATTTGGTAGAACTACTGATTGGGATACAAATACTCCTGATCCAACAGATAATATAAATTATCTCAATCATTCTCATGATACTATCGTATTTGGTAAAAAACTAACTAGTGCAAACGTAAGAAGAGTTATAAGAAGAATTGATTGGTCTAGGGGATCAAAATATGAAATGTATCGCCATGACTATAGTATTACAAACCAATCACCATTAACACAATCTAATAGACTTTATGATGCAAATTATTATGTTCTGAATTCTGAATATAAACTCTATATTTGTATTGATAATGGTTCTTCAGGGATTACTACAGGTGGAAATGCTTCTCAGGATGAACCAACTTTTACAGATTTAGAACCATCTGCTGCAGGTTCTAGTGGCGATGGATATCTTTGGAAGTATCTATACACAGTATCTCCAAGTGATATTATTAAATTTGATTCTACTGAATATATTTCAGTTCCAAATAGTTGGCAGTCTTCAACTGATGTGCAAGTAACTGCAGTAAGAACAAATGGAGATTCTTCAATTAATCAAAACCAAATTAAGAAAGTTTATGTAGATAATCCAGGACTAGGATATGCTGGTGGAGCAAATCAATCATTCAATATTATTGGTGATGGGTCTGGAGCATCTATTATTTTAGATGTAAACACTATTGGTCAAATTTCTAATGCCAGGATTTCTTCTGGAGGTAATGGATATACCTATGGTATGGTAGATCTTGGTAGTATTAGTGCAACAGCAACAGAAGCAGCCAAATTAATCCCAATTATTCCACCATCAAGGGGTCATGGTTATGATATTTACACTGAATTGGGAACTGATAGAGTCCTTGTATATGCAAGATTTGATGATTCTACAAAGGATTACCCAATTGATACAAAATTTGCCCAAATTGGTATATTAAAAAATCCAACCTCATTTGGTTCAACAGCAACATTTACTGATAACCAGTTTTCTGGATTATATTCAATCAAATTAAATCAATCATCAATTACGGGAACAGTATCTGTTGGTGATAAAATCACTCAAACAGTTACTGGCGGTACAGGTGGAGTAATTGGAACTGCAATTGGTTATGTTGCATCATATGATGCTGAAACAAATGTTGTTAAGTATTTTAGGGACAGATCACTTTATTTCAATTCAACCAAATTGGATGAAACTGACTATAAGACTGTTTCGTCACAAGCAAGGGTTTTATCATTCGAATCATCTTCATATCCAATTGTGAAAAATGTTGGTGGATTCTCAGCATCCGTAGATACTAGTTTTAGTGGAGTTACTACATCCCTTTCTACGGGTAAAATAATAAGTTTAGGAACACAATTTACAAATGGTCTTTCAAATCCCGAGATAAATAAATCATCGGGAGATATCATATACATTGATAACAGACCCTTGGTATCAAGAAACTCCAGACAAAAAGAAGACGTTAAAATTATCCTGGAATTTTAAAAAATGGCTCAAAAAACCAATTTAAATGTTAGTCCTTATTATGATGATTATGATTCTAATAAGGATTTTTATAAAATCCTATTCAATCCAGGTAGACCAGTTCAGGCTAGAGAATTAACTACCTTACAGTCAATTTTACAAAATCAAATTGAAAAATTTGGGAGTAACGTCTTTAAAGATGGGTCTGTAGTTATTCCAGGAAATATTGCATTCGACTCACAATTTTATGCTGTTAAATTAAATCCAACCAATTATGGTGTGGATATTTCGCAGTACATTGAAAAATTAATTGGTAAAAAAATTACTGGGCAAAATTCTGGGGTTAGTGCTCGTGTCCAATATGTATCATTGCCAGATGGGGCAAATATTGAATACATTACAATTTATGTAAAATATCTAGATTCTGATTCTAATTTTAAATTTAGCCCCTTTATGGATGGGGATATACTTGTTTGTGAAGATAATATAACCTATGGTATCACAACAATAAATTCTGGGACTCCATTTGCATCTTCAATTGCATCCGATGCAACAGCAATTGGATCTGCAGCATCCATTAATGATGGAATTTATTTCATTAGAGGATTTTTTGCAAGAGTTTCTAAGCAAACAATCATTCTTGATGAATATACAAACACACCATCGTATAGAGTTGGATTAAGAATTGATGAAGAAATAGTTAGTGCAAAAGACGATTCTTCATTATATGATAATGCAAAAGGATTTTCCAACTATGCGGCTCCAGGATCAGATAGATTTAAAATCAATTTAACTCTCATCAAAAAGGAACTTGATGATCTGAATGATACAGATTTTGTTGAGTTGATGAAGATTCAAAATGGGCAAATTAAAAAGTTTCAAGTAAAGAGTAGTTATAATATAATTAGAGATTATCTTGCACAAAGAACTTATGATGAATCTGGAGATTATGCAGTTACACCATTTACTGTTTCGGTAAATAACTCCTTAAATAATAGACTTGGAAATGATGGTTTATTTTTTGATGATGAAAAAACAGATAGTGGAAATGTCCCATCAGATGATTTGATGTGTGTTAAAATTTCTCCCGGTAAGGCATATGTTAGGGGATATGATATTGATAAGGTAGGAACAACAATTATTGATGTCAATAAACCGAGAGATATTCAAACAGTAAGTCAAATTAATGTTCCATTTAAAGTAGGAAGTCTTTTAAGACTTAATAATGTATATGGAGCAGTAAAAAGAAGAGGTACAGTAGAACTTTTCAACCAGAGAAAAAGTTCTACTAGTGCATCTTCTGGAACTGGTGTTAAAATCGGAGATGCCAGAATTTTAGAACTTAATGTAACTGATGTAAATTATTCTTCTTTTGCAACAAACTGGGATTTGTATCTTTATGATATTCAAACTTACACTCAACTGACTTTAAACCAGGCAGTTGGGATAGAACTTCCAGCAACTTCCCTTATTAGAGGTAAGAGCAGTGGAGCTACAGGATATGCCGTAAGCGCAGGTAGCAACTCAACTTTAGTTACACTAAGACAAGTATCTGGATCATTTTTGCCGGGAGAACAAATTTTAATTAATGGTATCGATACATATTCAAGATCTATTGTATCTGTAAAAGATTTTGGTAATCAGGATATTAAATCCGTCCTTCAGAGTACAGCAGTATCTGGTTTACCTGTAGCATTTAGTGCGGATTGCTTTTTAGACACCTTTAATGGTGCTGGATTTAATGGATTGGATAGAATAACAATTTCTTTTGATGCCTCTGGAAATGCAACTGCAGCATGTCCTGGAAAGGTATTTACTGGCATTAAAACTGATACTGTTATTAGATACCAAAGACCTGGATTTACTACAGAAACCTATAATAGAGTTTCGGCAGTATCTCCAACAGGATTAACAATGAATCTAGTTGGAGTAACAACTGTTACTGGAGTTTGTGATGGTGGGGTTGGAGTTTCAACTGGCATTGGATTTGCTGTTGGAGTATCACAAATTAGGAATCAGGATAAATTAGGTCTCTATATTCCACTACCAGATAAAAATGTATCTTCTGTAAATCTAAGCGGATCTAATATTTCTATTGTAGATCAGATTACTGGACAAACAACAAGTGC